CGAAATATGCTAGACATATATCACATAAAGAAAGACGAGAAAATTGGAAAGAACTCGTATATAGAAACAAAGAAATGCACCAGAGAAAATATCCTCAATTATTTGAGGAAATTGATAATGTGTATAACGAATTTGTTATAACTAAAAAAGTACTTCCGTCAATGAGATCAATGCAATTCGGTGGTAGACCAATTGAACTTAACAATTCAAGAGTTTACAATTGTGCATTCTTACCCGTTGATTCAATATATAGTTTTTCAGAGGCTATGTTTTTACTACTTGGTGGTACTGGAGTTGGATACTCGGTACAAAGACATCATGTAGAATCGATACCTGAAATACGTAAACCAAATTATAATTACAGAAGAAAATACGTTATACAAGATAGTATAATGGGATGGGCAGATGCAATTAAAACATTGTTCAAATCATATACAGGAGTAACAAGTTCACATATCGATTTCGATTATAGTGATATCCGTGAAAAGGGTGCATTATTAATAACTGCAGGTGGTAAAGCACCAGGTCCAGAACCACTTCGATTAGCGATTACAAAAATCGAGGGAATGTTACGTGAGAAATCTGACAGAAGTAAACTGACAACATTAGAAGCACATGACATTATGTGTCATATTGCAGATGCAGTATTGGCAGGTGGTATCCGTAGAGCCGCAATGATATCATTATTTAATATTGATGATTCGGATATGTTATCATGTAAATCTGGAAATTGGTATGATACCAACCCACAAAGAGGAAGAGCAAATAATAGTGTGGTTATTTTAAGACATAAAATAACTGAAACGAAATTTCAAGAAGTTTGGGAACGTATTCAATTATCTGGTGCAGGTGAACCTGGGATATATTTCACTAATGATATGGATTGGGGAACGAATCCATGTTGTGAGATTTCACTAAGACCATTTCAATTTTGTAATCTTACTGAAATTAATATGGCAACCGTTGTTGATCAAGAAGATTTCAACGAACGTGCATCAGCAGCATCATTCTTAGGAACGTTACAGGCAGGTTATACTGATTTTCATTATCTACGTGATATATGGAGAAGAACTACTGAAAAGGATGCTTTACTTGGTGTAAGTATGACTGGGATTGCATCTGAAAAAAATCTTGAATTGGATTATGAATCTGCAACTACGATTGTAAATGAAACCAATAAAGAAATTGCAAAGATTATAGGAATTAAACCGGCTGCAAGAACAACTTCGGTTAAACCTGCAGGAACAACTTCTTTGGTACTTGGTACTAGTAGTGGAATTCATGCATGGCACAACGATTTCTATATTAGAAGAATGCGAGTTGGTAAAGATGAATCAATTTACACTTACTTAAAAGAAAACCATCCAAACTTAGTAGAGGATGAATATTTCAGACCAGATCAACAGGCCGTAATTTCAGTACCACAAAGAGCACCAAAAGGGGCTATCACAAGACACGAATCACCTATCGATTTATTAGAACGTGTTAAATTCATTTCTACTAATTGGGTACGTAGTGGGTATAGAAAAGGACAAAACCATCATAACGTATCATGTACGGTATCTGTAAAGGATGATGAATGGGATGTAGTTGGAGATTGGATGTGGAAAAATAAAGAATTCTATAATGGATTATCAGTATTACCATATCATGGGGGAACTTATAAGCAAACTCCATTTGAGGATATTACCGAAGAAGAATATTGGGAATTGTTTAATCAATTATCTGATATAGATTTAACAAAAGTAGTAGAGCGAGTAGATAACACCGAATTAGCACAAGAAATCGCCTGCGGGGGTGCTGGGTGCGAAATTTAAAGATATGAATGATTATTATCAGGATGAAAATGGAAACTATGTCTTAACAGAGGAATTTCTGTTAAGGCGTGGTTTTTGTTGTAAAAATGGATGTAAACATTGCCCATATGGTTTTAATAAAGATTTAACAGAATAAATTAGGAATTCTTATTTTTTATCCGTATATTTGAGTACACGAAATAGTATAAATTAAAAAGTTATGGAAATACCAATAATAAATAATGAAGAATTAGAATACATCGCTAATATAGAGGATGGTAATATTAGTTTACGGTATAGTAAAAGTGATATTTGGACTAAGCATACAAAAGGTACGGATATCGGTACATTAAAAGATACTGGTAATAAAATCAAAATCAATATTAACGGTAAAAAAATTAAATTGGAGTATGATGAATTCATGGAATTATATACTATGATGAAACTTAAATTAGAACACGATCCAAATTTATAAAAAAAAGTTATGAGTGAACCACAAGATATACTAGAATCTGGAGAATCAATACCAGAAAAAACACCACCAATAGAGAATGTTGGTGAAGAATTCATAAAGTGGGCCGAAAAGTGTTGGGCACTTGATACCTTATTATCAAGGGAAGTTGGTGAAAATATGGAATCATGTCCATATACCTATATAAGACAAGTTTTCGTGAATAAAATAAACGAATTAGTAGAAGAAAAAATAAAGTTATGAGTAAAGATAAATACCACTTCTTTTGGGGTGGAGAATTTAGTCAATGGTATCCATCAACATTTGAAATAGATGGAAAAACATATAATTGTGCAGAACAATATATGATGTATCAAAAAGCACTACATTTCGGAGATATCAGTACCGCAAAACGTATCATGAAAGAACCACGTCCAAAGGAGCAAAAAGCACTTGGTAGGAGTATAACACCATTTGATGCGGATTCATGGATGAATGTGTGTTTCGAAATAGTTAAACGAGGAAATGTTGCAAAGTTCACACAAAACCCTAAATTACTTAAAGTATTATTAAGTACAGGGGATAAAGAACTAGTAGAAGCATCACCATACGATAAGATATGGGGTATTGGTTTAAGTGAAACTGATCCTAAAATATACGATAAATCAAATTGGGATGGATTAAACTTACTTGGAAAAGTATGTATGGAAGTTCGCGAAGAATTAAAAAAGGATGTTACACTATATTTAAAACATGAAGATGATTTAAACGATATTGAATATCTTAAAATAAAATAATAATTAAAACAAAAAAATATGAGTTTAGCAGTAAAGAGGTTCACAGCATCGTGGTGTGGGCCATGTAGAACACTAGCACCAATAGTGGAGCGAGTACAATCAACGACACGTGGTGTATTATTTGAAACAATAGATGTAGATGAACAACCAGATGTTGCAGCTAGATATGGGATACGTTCTGTACCAACAATAGTAATTGAACGTGATGGTATTGAAGTAAATAGATTACGTGGTGTACAAAATGAAAGTGCACTGAAATCAGTAATAAATGAGCACAAATAGGTTACGAGGTGAATCACACCCAAGAGCAAAATTAAAAAATCATCAAGTGTTAGAAATCAGAAAATTATATGATGCTGGTTTCTCACATAATCTTATTGCTCGTAACTTTAAAATCAGTACATGGAACGTAGTCGAAATCGGTGAACGTCATACATGGACTCACATTTAATAAAAACTTTAACACTTAAAATTTGGATAATACGAAAATAAATCGTATATTTATCCTGATAAACTATACACATGAAAAACTACACAGATAAAGAACTCGAACAAAATTATCATAACTTCATTGAAGCAATTACACGTTCATTCACAGGAGAACGATTAGAAAAATTACTACATATGTATTCGCTTGAAGAATTGGGTGCAAATTTAATGTTAGCACCTGCAAGTGGGTTTATACATTTCCATAATGCATATGATGGTGGGTATATCGATCACGTTATGAACGTCGTTCGTAACTCATTAAAAATGATGAAACTATATCAAGAAGTAGGTGGAGTTGTAGATTTTACACAAGAAGAATTACTATTCTCAGCATTCCATCATGATTTGGGTAAATTAGGCGAAAAGGATGAATTACATTATATAAAAAATGATTCTGATTGGCACGTTAAAAACCAAGGTAAACATTATAAAGTAAATGAAAAGATAGCATGGATGACTTTTTCAGATAGAACATTCTACCTATTAAATAAATATCGTATAGAATATTCTGAAAAAGAATTCTTCGGTATGAAATTAACCGATGGTATGTATGATGATGAAGCAGTAACATACTTAAAAGCATGGGATGCAAACAAACGACCACCAACCAATATTCAGCATATACTACATTGGGCTGACCACATGAGTACTATCATCGAACGTGATGAAAATCTAAAGAAATAAGTTATAATGTCAAGAAAGAGATTACTTATACAGATGTTTTTTGATGCATCTACTAACAAGTATCCAATGTCATTTCCAATTCCTATGTTATTATTAAACATTAAGGAAGATGGGGATGAATTGTTGGATTTAGTGCTTGAGGGTAGAGATATGGTCAAAGAACAAAAACTAGAACGTATAGAAGAAATCGCTAACATAATCAATATTAATACTAAGGAGTATGATGAATTTATCATAAACATGGGTGAATACCCTGCAGATGCTGATAAATTTAATTACTTCGAATATTTCTTGAATCTTATAAATGTACCTATTAGTGTAATGGGCCCATATCCTGATATATTCAAGGATAGAGTGGAGAAGTTCAATGGATTTTTACGTGGTAATAATATCAAAATATTGAAAACGAATTACGATGTTCGTGAAACATATATTCCAGATGAAATACTTGATACATATCCATGGATAGGGAAAAAGAAACGTGCTACAATGAAAATAACTTGGGGTTGTCCTCAACATTGTAAGATGTGTCCTGTACCTGCAATATATAAGGGTAAATATCGATATGATAGACCCGAAGTTGCAGTTAAACGTATTGTAGATTTATATAATCGTGGAGTTAGATTCATAACATTCACCGATGATAATCTTTCAGCATCAGATAGAAGATTTGTAACTATATTTAAAGAAATCGAAAAACTAGATTTAAAAGGATTACGATTCCACTCACAAGAGGGGTTTGAAGTTACTGCATTTAAGAATGAGGAATTCTGTAAGATAGTTGCAAAAAATACATGGGAACAAGTGAAACTCGGTGTAGAAAATATAAAGAAAGATTTCTTAGAACAAATTGGTAAATATTACTTCGATCCAACTGATATTGATATAGCACTTGAAAATATTAAGAAATACGATGTAAAGGATGTAAGATTCTTTTACTTACTTGGGTTAGATGAAACCGAAGAAGATGTAATGGATAACCTTAGATACTTTTCTAAACATCATGTTCAACTACGTAGTAACGTTTTACGTAAGTATTTGGGTACTGAAATGAATGATATGAGGTTAGGAGTTAATATGACCGAACCACAAATGAGAAAGTTAAAAGCATTATCTTATGCAATCTCATGGTTAAGTTCATACAAAATCGATTTGTTTGAAAAAGATTCATTTGATACTTTTTGTTCTCAAAATGGGTATTTAGTAGAAGAAAAGGATGGTGTAGTTACTATTAAAGGTAGAACTAAATTTGGATTCCAAAGTGGTAGATTCAGATTAGCATTAAAATATATGTACGAAAATCAACATGGAGTTACTAATATGGTAGTTAATAATGATGTTGATGGTATCGTAACACTTACACAAAAAGAAACAGATTTGGAAGAATCAAAATGGTTTAAAGAATAGAATATGACAGTTATAGAAGCAACTTCACCTGGTGATGCATGGGTTAAAGCATCAAATCACTTATTAAAACATGGTGTAAAAGTAGGAAATTTAACAGAAGAACTTAATGTAATGACAGAAATTACAGAGTTCAAAAGTGATGATTGGTTTGATCCACATTTTAGAAAAATAATGGGTGATGATAGAATTGATTTCGCTAGAACGGTAACGTTCTTAAAACCCGAAATGAGTAAACCAGAAAATCCTTTTATAGAACACACTCCTGAATTAGAGTATAAGTTTATAAAAGACCACTGGCATCAATCATACTGGGGTAGAATGGTTGCATGGCAAGGAACATTCAATCAAGTGGAAAATGTAATCAAAATATTAAAGACTGGTAAGGCAGTTAAAAGATGTGAATTGATTATATTTGATCCATCACGTGATTCGAGAAATCCATATTCTCAACCATGTATGTTAGCAATAGATGTAAAACCTAGAAATGGTAAAATATATTTAACTTCAATTATACGTTCAAATCGTATATCTAAAAGTGGATACGCAGATTATAGTGCGTTAGTTGATTTAGGTAAATTTCTGGCAGAACAAAGTAACATGGAACTTGGTAAAGTTAGTGTATTAGCAAACTCATGTCACCTTGGAACTATGGATAACGAAATCAAAAAAACAAAGGCATTACTAGAAGTATTGAAACGATAATATGTGTGGAATAGCAGCAACAATTGGTTATGATAAAGATGATATGACAATCTTACTTGATCAAATTATTCACCGTGGGAAAGATTCTCGTGGTATTTTAGAATTTGATTATGATAGTAAACATATTATTTTAGGACATAACCGTCTTTCTATTAATGATACATCGGAACATGGTAAACAACCAATGAGTTTCGGTGATACACATTTAATCGTTAATGGTGAGATATGGAATTATCCAGAACTACGTAAGGAATACATAAAACGTGGTTATAAGTTCGAATCAACATCAGATTCAGAAATCATATTATATCTTCATAGAGAGGGTGAATTGAACCGACTGAATGGAATGTTCTCGTTTGTTATATATGAAAATAATAAACTTATCGTTTCTCGTGATTGGGTTGGAAAACTACCACTTTACATTTACCAAAATGGTTCGGATAATGTTATAATAGCAAGTGAGTTAAAAAGTATTTTGAAATTACAACCACATGCAGTACCAAAATTTGTACCAAAAAATTCACTAATTGAAATAGATTTAGATAATAATCTATATGATGTGAAATCTGATTTTTATTTTAACTTTTCACCAAAACCAATAGAATCAATTAGTCATGAAGAAGTTGGATTGAAAACTCATGAATTATTAAAGAAGGCAGTACATAAGAGATTACTATCAGATGTACCAATCGCTACATCATTAAGTGGTGGTATTGATTCGGCGGTAATTACATATTTACTTTCTACTGAAATACCAAACTTGAAAGCATACACTGCTAAATTTGATGAAGAATCGAGAGATTTAATGTTTGCAAGAATAGTTGCAGAACATCTTAATGTAGAATTAATAGAGGTTGATATTCCAAGAGATCCTGAAATTTTAAAAAAGAGATTCATTGATATGATTCATGTTATTGAATTTCCATCAACGGTACAAATGCAAGTAGGAATCATGCAATCATTCATAGCAGAACAAATGGCTAAGGATGGTATAAAGGTTGCATTTAGTGGAGAGGGTTCGGATGAATCATATGGTTCATATGGTATGATACGGATGTTTAGTAAGAAACCAGATTGGAGTGATATACGTAAGAACTTATTTGAAAAACAACATTATGGGAACTTACTAAGAGGTAATACAGTTTTCATGAATTATGGTACAATTGAATTAAGGTGTCCATTTTTCGATACTGATTTTTTAGATTATACAACCAACTTAACTAATAATTTCTTATCATATAAATCACAATGGAAACTACCATTAGCAGATGCATTCAGACCATATCTACCACATGAGGTTATAGAACAAGAAAAACGTGCGTTCCAAAAAGGAACAAACTTTAAAACCTATATCGAAGATGTGATTATGAAAGATTCTAGTATTAATTTTAATAATAGAAAAAATATGATTCATGTAATACAAGATAACTTCAAAAAAATACATGGATTCAAACATACAGAACTTAGAAAACCAATAGAAACAACTAACGAGGGAATATATAGATGGATGTAAGAAAAGAATATATACCACCAGAAGATGCACATAGAGTGGATACGTTTATGTTAAACGGTAAATCAGTTGATGTGGTTCGTGGTGATTTAGTCGGTGATGGTAAAGAATATCCTAGATGGGGTAAAATCGAAGCAATAGATAAATTATTTTCATCTAATGTAATCGATAAATCAAAACCATTAGCACATTTATCGGTTCACGGAAGTTGGACAGGTTGGGCGTTATCAAAATTATGTCCTTTACATGGTATAGAATTCATTTCAGCATACCCAGATTCAAAAGCATATCCACCTGAATTATTAAATCGTATTGAAAGTAATGGAGCAACGATGCATCCAATGAAACCAAATATGATGGCAGTAATGGAAAATAAACTGAAAGGTGAGTGTAAAAAGAATGGTTGGCAGATGTTACCACATGCATTCAATCATCCAGTTTACGTAGAGTATATGCAAAAGAAGATGGAAGAAGTTATCAAGGGTAAAGATTATACTCACTTGATTCTTGGTGTAGGTAGTGGAGTAACAGCAGCAGGCTTAATCAAAGGATTTTTGAAATACGATACTTGGGAAGATATCTTAAACAATAAACGTAAGGTACACGGTATGACACAATCCTCAATGGATTCAACAATGAAAACGTTGAATGAAAACAAAGCAGGTGATAATAACAACATAAATATATTTACATCTACTCACGATTTTAACGATCCAATGGATGATTTTGAAGTACCATTTGACTGTAACGAATTTTGGGAAAAGAAATCATGGTTATGGTTATCAGAAAATATAGACAAACTTGATGGGAATATCCTGTTCTGGAACGTGGGTGGTTCGTATAAGGATTCAATAGAATACTTATCAAAAAATAACATAAAAAAATAGGAAATACGGATTATTATTCGTATTTTAGTAAACACATATTCATCATAATGCAAATACAAGACTATTTTAAACAATTTTACAACATGACCCCCTACTTCTTTATAAACGAGGAGCAGTGGAGTCATATTAAAGCAACATATCCAAAAGATGATGTGAAGTTAGAAATGGCCAAATGT